TTACTGCTCGATCGTGATCGTCTGGCGACGCGGCCGGTTGCCGTCCTGCGCGGGAATCAGCACGGTCACGACGCAGACCGTCCGGCCGCCGCGGTTGGCGGTCTGCACCGAAAGGACCTGACCGCCCGACTGCTGGGCGGCCTCGCGCGCGGCCGCCGAACAGCCGCCTTGCGCCACTCGAAGGCCCGTCTCCGCAACGGAATCGCCGGTTCGCGTCCCGCGCGGGGCGACGTGCAGCGCCTCGGCCGCAGTCGCCGGCAACAGAACCAGTGCGGCGAGCGCAAGCGGGCGAAGGGTCGAGGGACGCGTCATCGGTGATCCATTCCAGCAGTCCCCCGAACGCTAGCAACCCGTCGCTGAATGTCCAATGAATGGCGGGCGCTCCCACCCCGGGGAACGCCCGCCGCACCGACCTAGCGCAGCGTCTCGCGTGCGGCAAACCGGCCCCAGATCGCGACCAACGCACCGGCCGCTCCGGCGAGCGCCGTCAGCGCGCCCACCGCCTCCTCGCTAGAGGCGGCGTCGAGCTGGACGCCCGCCATGCCGGCCAGCGCGCCGGCCAGCACCACCACCGCGCCCCAGACCGTCTTCGACTTCCACCAGTCCTTCTCGTCCATGCCTGTCTCCATCCTTGTTCGCGGAGCGGCGTCACGCCGCTCCGACCTCCACGGTCCGCCACCCACCCGGACCGACCGTCGCACCCATCTGTGCGACCGATACCCGCAGCACGCCCGGCGCCTCCGCGCCAAAGGCCGCTGCGATCTCCTCCCGCGTCACCGCGAGCGAGGGCGCCTGCGTATCCCGGACGATCTCCCGTCCGTTCCCCGCTTCGATGCGAACGCGATAGCGCTCCGCATCCTCGTCCAGCGCGATCTCGTCGTCGAAGGGATCGAGGGTCGCGCGGCTGCGCCGGATCCAGCGGATCGCGAGGCCGGCGGCGTCGCGCCGGGCGCGCAGATGCGCGGGCGCCAGCGGAAGCCGCGTCTGCCGACCGAGCGCGTACGATTCGCGCAGCGCCGCGCCGTCGTCGAGCGGGCGCCCCGCCGGGACGACCAGCCAGTCGAGCGCCGCGCCGGTCTCGCTTTCGGCGAGCGGAAGCGGCACGCAGCGCTCGTCGAGCAGCACGAAGCGCGCCCCCACCGCTGCCGCCGCCCCGCCCGAACCGGCGCGACCGCGCACGAGAACGCCGAGCCGGAAGCGACCAGGCGACACCTCGTCGGCGTCGCGAAACTGCAGGACCTCCCATCGGCCCTCGCCGGTTTCCACGGCCGCCAGGTTCGCGCCGCCCATCAGTCGCGGCTGGTCGGCCGACGCGAGCGCTCCGACGGCGAGGTCCACGAGGATCCGGTTCGACCGGTCGAGGATCGCCTCGCGGCCGGCCGGCAACGGGGCGGCAAGGCGTCCCATCACCGCCGGCTGCATCACGCGGGCACGCGGGCGCATGTCGCCGCCCCCGCGCGAGACCAGCACCTCGAGCGGCACGAAGGGCCGGGCCGCCAGCGCGACGCGCGGCCCCTCACCGTCCGCCAAAAGGCCGAGCGGCGGCAGGTCCAGAAACGTAGCGAGCGGGCGCGAGGGGAACACCGGCGCGGCAGTGACCGGCGCGGCCGGGGGCTCGCGCCCGCTGCCGTCCGATAGCGCCGGGGTGAAGCCGATGCGGCGCGCCTCGATGCGGCGCATGAGGCCGTCCTCGATCCGCTCCACGCTCCAGATGCCCATCTCGCCGGCGATGCGGAGCCGGTCGCCCGGCACCACCTCGAGATCGGCCGGCGAAAGGGCGAAGCTCGCGGTCTCGCTTGCTCCCGCCAGACGTCGCAGGAGACCGGAGGCGAGGCGCCGCGCCGCGTCCTCATCGAGCGTCAGCGGAAGCTGCACCCGTTCCTGGCGGGGACGCTCCGCATCGCCGCGCAGCGCCTCCGCGACACCCGGCTGGTAGGCTCGCGCCGGATCGCTGAAGGCGAGAACGAGTTCCCCCGGGCGATCGCGGTCCTCGGTTCGTCGCCGTTCCAGGAGAGGTGCGTCCGCATCCTCGGCCACCGCTTCGATCTCGGCGATCCGGGTCGCCCGGTCGATCGTGCGCAGGCGAAGCTGGCCGTCGACCTGCGCCGCCTCGATGCCGCCAAGACGCAGCAGCGCCTCGATCTGCGAGCGGGCGCTGCCGGGCGATGCCAGAAGGAAGCCGCCGACGACGCCCTCGACGCCGGACGCGTCCACGGCCGTCACGCCATGGTCGGTCAGAAGCGCGAGAAGCAGCTCGCGCAGGGAGACCGCGCCCAGCCGGCCGCTCAGCCAGTGTCCGCGCTCCCAGTTCGCGCCGTCGCGCCAGACCTCGCGGGCGGCCGGAAACGCCGGATAGGGTCGCGCGTCCCAGCACCAGAGATGGATCGCGTCGATCGGCACCATGCGTCCGCCGTAGTGCGGCGAGACCGGGTTGTCCCGGTCGCGAAAACCCGGCGCGGTCTCGTCCCAGTGCCTGAGATGAGCGTCCAGGAAGGCACGCTGCGCCGCGTCGTCGCGATGTCCCGTCGAGAACCACGGAAGGGCGCTTTCGGCGGATTTCGGGTCCAGGAAGACGTTCGGCCGGTTCGCGCCCCGGTCGGCCGCGGGACATCCGAGCTCGGTGAACCAGATGGGCTTGGAGCACGGCACCCAGGCCGTGTCACCTCCGGTCTCCCGGCCCCCGCGTCGCTCGCGGTGGCGGTTCTCCCACCAGCTGCGGATATCCTTGGCACGGAACACCCAGGGCTTGCCGAGACCGTCCGTGATCGGCGTGCGACGTCCCGCGCGACGATCCTTGTCGTCGGCGTAGAACCAGTCGAACCATTCGCCCGCGGCGATGTTCCGGCGCAGAGCCGTCTCGTCCAGCGACGACGCCGCTCCGTCGGGCGACGAACCGTCGGCGTCGCCGTCGCGCCAGTCGAGAAGCGGCAGGTAGTTGTCGATGCCGACGGCCCCGATCGCCGGCTCGGCCCAGAGCGGGTCGAGGTTGAAGAAGACGTCGCCGGACCCGTCCGAGGGCTGGAAGCCGAAATACTCGCTCCAGTCCGCGGCATAGGTCACGGTCGCCTCCGGCAGGACCGCCTTCACGTCGCGCGCCAGCTGGATCAACGCTTCTACGAAGGGGAAGCGGTCGCCGTCGTCGCGCAGCCGCGTCAGGCCCACCATCTCCGAGCCTATCACGAAGGCGTCCACGCCGCCGGTCAGCCGCGCCAGGAACGCCTGATGCAGCACCATGCGCCGCAGGCTCCATTCCCCCGGCCCGGTGTAGCGGACGCGCCCGGCCTCCAGCCGGAAGTCCGCCGGGCTCGCGCGGCCGACGAAGCGCGCGATCTCGGCGCGTGCGTCCGCCGTCCGGTCGCTCGATCCCGGTCGTCCTGGCGCCTCGTCCAGCGTCATGCGCCCGCGCCAGGGATAGCTTGCCTGCATCGCCTCGCCGTAAGGGTCCGGCAGCGCGTTGCCGGCCGGCACGTCCATCAGAAGGAAGGGGTAGAGCGTCACCCGCAGCCCCCGCGCCTTGAGATCCGCGATCGCGCGCAGGACGCCCGCATCGGAGGGCGTGCCGCCATAGGCCGGTCCGCCCTCCGACCGGCTGACCAGAAGCGCCGCGTCCCGCTCGGTTTCGCCGACGCGCCAGGTTTCCGTCTCGTCGCGCTGCGCCGTCTCGACGCCGGGACGCACCTCGGCACGTCCGACCCGCAGATCGGTCGCGAACCACCCGACCACGAGCGCCGCGCGCGTCAGCTTCGGACAGAGCGCGGTCAACTCGTCAATTGATGCGGTCCAGTCGCTCTCGCCGTGCAGCACGTGCCGGTTCACGAGCCGGTCCTCGCCAAGGCCGACGCGCTCGCGCACCACCGCCGGGTCGAGCCCGTGCTCGCTCGCGCCGGGAATGATCGTCACGGCCCGCAGGTTGGCCTCCAGCGCGCCGACCGGCCGAACGACCTCGCACGAGATCTGCGGAATGCGGTTGCCCCACCGATCCAAGGGGAGCCGCTCGAACACGACATAAGCAAGACCGCGATAGCCCGGCGCGTTGCCGCGTCCCTGCCGCGCTTCGATCAGCGGATCGGGCGCTTGGCTCTCGTCGCCGGGGTGGAGCCGCCAGTTGACGAGCGACAGGTCCATCTCCTCGCCGTCCGCCCAGATGCGGCGCACGCAGGCGACCGGCCCCTCGCACAAGCCGATCGCGACGTTGCCGAAGTAGCTGTAGCTCGTGGTCTCGGTGCCCGCGCCGCGCCCGCCCTTGCCGCCCTGTCGCTCCGTGCTGGCGACCTCCTCGAAGCGGGTCGTCCAGATCACCTGCCCCGCGATGCGGGCGGTGCCGTAGAGGCGTGGCACGCCCGCCCCCTCGTCGGCCTCGAGGATGCGGGCGGCCCCGAGGCGCGGCCCCTCGCGTCGCCCGCCGGTGCCGAACAGCGTCTGGTCGATCGCGGCGCCGCCCAGCGCGCCCAGCGCCCGGCCCGCCATCGCCCCGAACGGTCCGCCGACGAGCCCGCCCGCCACGCCGCCGGCCGCCTGAAGAAGGATCGTCGCCATAGTGCCTCACGGAAATTGAAACTGACCGCAGATACGACGGGCCCAGGCGCCAGCCAGCGGCGAGGAGATCACCGCCGCGCCCTCCAGCGCGTGGAGAATGCGGGGGCCGGCCGCGTCGGGTTCGTCGAGGATGGCGCAGTGGCGCGCCGGGCGACCGTCCCGCCAGCGAAACAGCACGAGATCGCCCGGTCGCGCATCGCGGCGGTCGACCGCCGGAAAGTGCCGACGCGCCGCCTCCAGCAGGGGATCGCCGGTTGCCAGTTCCGCCCAATCCGCCGCGTAGGTCGGCATGGCTTCGGGTTCCGCGCCGTAGAGCGCGCGCCACACGCCGCGTACCAGCCCGAGACAATCGCATCCGACGCCCGCGCGGCTCCCCTGGTGGCGGTAGGGCGTTCCCAGAAAGCGCCGCGCCTCGCGCAGCGCCTCGTTCCGCCGCGCGCCGGTCACGGCACCACCGGAGAGCCGTCATGCGCGCCGTCGCGCTTGGCGACGCCCAGCGCCGCGTCGTTGCCCGGCATGTGCGGGAAGCCGCGGAAGTTGAGCGCGTTGCGGAACCGGTCGCGGCAGGTGCCGAACCGTCGGTCGCACCCGGCCACAAGCTGCAGCGAGGCGCCGGGCGCCGCCCGTGTGCGGGCCTGCGGCTCGGCAAACGCCAGCCGCCAGTCACCCGGCGCGTCCGCCTCGCCGAGGCCCGCCAAGAACAGCGTCTCCCCATCGAGGACGACGCGGCCGAGCCCGAACACCGCCGCGTCGACCCCGGACCCGAGCCGCGCGACGAGCCACCCCTCGCCGCTCTCGACCAGCGTGCCCGCGCGCCGCCAGGCGGCTTGCCCGAGATCGACGCCGCAGCGCCGGTCTCCCAGAACGGCATCGCACCGGCGCCGGTAGGTGCGTCCGTGCTCGTCGTCGAGCCGGGCCGCGAGCCCCCGCAGTTCCGCCGAGAAGCCGCCACCGGCGCGCCGGATCGGCCCAAGGTCGGCCACGTCGACGAGGACATGCAGCGCCGGCTCGCTCCAGTCCACGCGGAAGACCTCGATCCGGGCCCCGTCGAAGCGGCCCGCCGCGATATCGTCCTCTCGCAAGGCTTTCGAGAACAACGCCCCCTCCACCGCCGCCGACCCTGCCGCCAGCCCGGCCGCTGCCTCCGCCTCGCCCGCGGTCCAGCCGCTCGCAGCGCGAAACAGCGTGTCGGAAAAGCGCAGGTCCTCGTCGTGGTCCGTGAACCCGAACACGGCACCGTCGCGGCACGTGAGGCGCCAGGCGCTCGCCAACGTCGTGGCGGGCTGGCGCAGCCGCTCGGCCAGTTCGGCGGGAAGCTCTCTCATGCGCGCACCTCAATGAGCGGAATGGTCGGGATCTCGCCCGCCTCGAAGGCCGCGAGGTTGATCGCGAGATGGTCGGTGTAGAAGCGCACCGGCACGTCGAACAGGAAGCCCGCCGTCACCGCCGCGCCCGCGACGGGCGGTGCGTCGAAGCGCAACAACCCCGTCGCCGCGTCGAGCGCGAAGCCCGCGCCGGTCTGCGTGCCGCCGACGGCGACCCGCAGCGTGTCGGCGACGGGTTTGCAGATCGGCCGCTCGTAGGCGCCCTCGCCCGCGCCGTAGCGCTTCACGAGGGCGAACTCCGTGCGCTGGCCGTCGCCGACGCCGAGCGTCTGATCGAACGCCGTCACCGGCAGCCCGAAACGTGCCGAGGCATGGTCGAACGGGTCGCGAAAGCGGAAGGCGACGAGGCGACCCCGCCGCGCCTCGAAGAAGTCAAGCACGAGTGCCAGATCGGCCAACGCCTTCACGCCCGAGCCGGCATCGTAGCGCCGGGCCGAATGACGCTGGCGCTGGTTGCGGTTCTCGAAGCCGGTGGACAGGCGCACGATGTCGGTGCGCCGCTCGGGTCCGCCGCTCGTGCTGAGGCTCAGCCGAAGCGGAAAACGCTCGTCGCAGAAGGACGGGATGGCCATGGTCAGAGCCCCCTCTGCCCGCGCATGGCGGCGCGCGCCAGCATCGCCTGGATCTGCCCCTCAGCCCGGCGGAAGCTCGGCGCGTCCGGCGTCGAGACGTTGAAGACCACCGTCGTCGGGCCTCCCCGGCCCCCGCCGCCGGCGGCGACGCCGAGGCTCCCGTCGCTGCCGCGTCGAAGCGGCAGGATCGCCTCCGCGCCCGCCTCGCCCATCAGTCCGGCGGCGCCGCCCATCGGAAAGAAGCTCGGCGCCCGCACAACGCCACCCTTGGCGAAGGGCAGGACGCGCGCCGGCGAGGCCGCCGCGCCGCCACCGCCGCCGCCGAGCGCTCCCGTTAGGCTGCCCAGAAGCCCGTTCAGGAGATTGCCCGCCAGGTTCCCGATCGGCCGCAGCGCGCTGTCCAGCGCGAGCCCGCTGATGCGGGTGGCCAGCTGCTGCAGGACGCCTTCCAGCGACCGGCCGCCACCCGACGCTTGGCGGAAGGCGCTCGTGAAGGCCGAGCCGAGCGCTCCGGCCCGCAGCTGCAGGTCGCCCATCGCGCGATCGAAGCCGCGCGTGTCGGCCTCCACCGCGATGCGCATCGTGTCCGCGCCGTCCAGCGCCATGTCATCCTCCGTCGGGAAAGCGTTGCATCAGTGCGTCGAGACCGGCGCGGTCGGGTCGGCCGGGGGTGGCGGGCGCATGCGCGTCCAGCAGCACGGCCAGCTCGCGCGGCGCGAGGCGCCAGAAGTCGGCGGGCGACAGGCCGAGCGCGAGCACGGCCCGCATCGCGCGGTCCCAGGGAAACGCCGCCGCGCCCTCACCCTCGGGCGCGGCGGCCGTCAAGGGCGGGCGGGCGCCTCGCCGCCGCCGAAGGCGGCCTCCAGAAGCTCGGCGGCGACGCGCGCCGCACCCGCCACGCCGCCCTCGATCGGTAGGCGCGCGAGTTCCGCGTCGCTGGTGGTGGCGCCCGCCCCGCGAAGCCCGGCGCCCAGGATGCGCGTCAGGTCGCGCGCCGAAAGCTGACCCGAGCCGAAGCGCGTCGCGAGCTGACCGAGATCCTCCAGCGCGAAGGCGTCCTCGAGCTCGGCCAGCGCGCCGAGCGTCAGGCACAGCCGCCGCTCCTCGCCCCCGATCACGGCGGAAACCTCGCCGCGCCGCCGGTTCGCCGCCATCACAGCGCCTCGAAGTTCAGGGCGCCGGCCGATTCCAGCGTCATCTCGAACGACACCTCGCCGTCGTGCTCGCCGCCGTATTCCAGCGCCGTCACCTGAAACGGGCCGGTGACGCTGCCGAAGTCCGGCACCACCGCCTGGAAGGCGACGGGCCGCCCCTCGAAGAATACCCGGCGGATCAGCGCGTCGGACGCCGCGTCCTTGAAGATGCCCGCGCCCGACAGCGAGGCGCGCTGCACGCCCGCCCCGCCCAGCAGCTCGCGCCAGCGACCCGCGCTTTCGCCGTCGGTCACGTCGACGACCTCGGCGTTCATCGCGAGGCGGCGCGTGCGCAGGCCCGCCACGGTCTGGAACGGGGTGCCGTCCACCGAGATCTTGAGAAGAAGGTCCTTGCCGCGCTGTGCGCCCATGAGCGTCGATCCCTGATCGGAAAACGAAAAAGGGGCGGTCCGTTCGGACCGCCCCTTGCGATGGCGTCGGTGGTGGATGGGGCGCGCTAGGAGGCGAGCGGCTCGGTCACCGCCCGGAAGCGCAGGATGCCGTGATAGGCGGGCGAGTCCGGCTCCTGCCGCGCTTCCGCGAACTGAAGGCGCAGGTTCACCAGCCGGTGCCCGTCCATCGGAAGCGTCGCGTCGTGGAGCCGGTTCGTCACCTTGTCCATGATCGCGTAGGTTTCCTGCTTCGAGCCGCCGCGTCCCCAGACATGAAGCGTCAGGATATGCTCGGACCCGTCCTCGGAGCCCGTGGACCAGTCCACCACCGCCGTACGTCCCAGCGTCAGGTAGGGAAAGGCGGCCCGTTCGGGCTGCCGGTCGAAGACCTTGGGCCCGCCCAGCATCGCGGTCAGCGCCGGGTCGCCCGTCAGCGCGGAGACGATCGTGGTCTGCAGTTCGGCGCTGGCCTGCATCATGGCCGGTGATCTCCCTGTTTCACGATGTGCGTGTCACGGAATATATGCACTGAAATGTGGCGTGATCAGGCACGCGCGTCCAGCGGATCCGTTAACTTTTCCTCATCTTCGACCCTCCGGCTATCGCCGCGCGGCAGCGGGTCCAGGCGGCGTTCGAGGTCGCGCGCGAGCCGCTCGCGCAGCTGGCGCAGCATGCGGGCGCGCAGCTTCGCGCCGGCCGGTCGTCGCACGAGCGCCCTCACCGCTCCTCCTCGCAGCGGCAAACGAGATAGCGTCCCGTCTCGTCGGGGTCGTGCAGCGTCCGGATCACGAGCCGCCGGGAACCGAGGCGAAACGCCATGCCGCGCTCGAGCCCGTCGCGATGCCGCAGCGTGACGCGATGCGTGATGCGGGCGATCCGCTGTCCGGCCTCCGGCGAAACCTCGGCGCGGGCCGGCTCGACGCGGACCGCAGCCTCGCCCACCTCGTGCCAGCGATCCGCCGCCCCGCCCATCGCGTCGGGCACCGGGTCGTTGCGCTCGATCAGCGCCCGGTGCCGCAGCAGCCCCGCGTCCAGAAACAGCGTCCCCATCAGATCGCCAGGCTCCGGTAGGGCGACAGGAGGCTGCCGACCAGCGGCGGGATCGTGTCGGGCTGCAGCGCCGGGGCGAGCAGCGTGCGCGTCTCGTAGCTCGTCGCCGCCAGTCGCAGCATGGCGAGCCGCAGCGATTCCGGCACGAGTTCGGGCGGCAACCCGGCCCGCAGCTCGAGCTCCGCGCCGCCCGGCGCCGCGACCGCACGGCGCCAGTGAAGGCGGGTGCGCAGCGGCGTATTCTCGAACCGGACATCGGCGGGGTCGCCCGCGCGGGTCTCGCTCTGCTCGTCGAACAGCGTGACGCCGAGCACCGCGGTGACCGGCCGAAAGCCGAGCGTCAGCGTGCCCACCGCCGCTTCCACGACGAGCCGTCCCGTTCGCTCGGCGACGAGCAGCCCGGTGCGCCGCTCCACGTCCTCGCGCGCCGCCCGCAGGAGGCGCACGAGCAGCGCGTCCTCGTCCTCGCGCTCGAGGCGCAGGAAGGCACGCAGTTCCGCCACGCCCACCGGCTCGTCGGCCGGCGCGTTGGTCTCGATCCAGATCATGGATACACCCTCGGATTGCTGGAAGATGGGCCGGACGGCCTGCCGCCCGGCCCGCCCGGTCAGACCGTGAAGGCGAGAAGCTTCGCCGCGTCGAAGTCCTGGACGCCTCCGCCCACGCGCTTGGTCGTGTAGAAAAGGACGTAGGGCTTGGCGGAATACGGATCGCGCAGGACGCGCACGCCCTGCCGGTCCACCACGAGGTAGAACCGCGCGAAGTCGCCGAAGGCGATCGCCTTCGCCCCGGCCGCGATGTCGGGCATGGCCTCGGCCTCGACCACCGGGAAGCCCATCAGGCTAGCGCGTCCGCCCGCCACGCTCGGCGGTGCCCAGAGGTAGTTGCCGTCGGCGTCCTTGAGCTTTCGCACGGCGCTCTGCGTGCGACGGTTCATCACGAACGTCGCGTTCTGCCGGTAGCTGCCCTTGAGCGCATAGACGAGGTCGATCAGCGCGTCGCCGCCGAGCCCCGGGAGGAAGCCGCCCGCAGCCCCCGTCGCGACCGTCCCGACCTTGCCCCAGGCCCAATCGGCTTCCGTGACCGTCGGATAGGTCATGAAGCCCTTGGGCTTGGCGACGCCGTCGCCCGTCACGAAGGCCGCGCCCTCCTGGGTCGCGAAGGCCTGCTCGACCTCCTCGCCGAGCCAGCGATCGAGGTCGATCGCCGCGTCGTCGAGCAGCGCGGCGGTGGCCGCGGGCATGGCGTAGAGCTCCATGGTCGGGAAGCTCAGCTCCGAAAGCTGCGGCGCGCTGGTCTGCGGCCGCGCGTCGGCCTCGCCCACCCAGCCCGTCTGCGCGCCGTTCACGGCGAACGGCTTACGCAGCACGGTCGACGAGACCGTCCGCACGCTCGCGATCGAGCGGATCGGCGACACGGCGGCCAGCCGTCGCCCGATCTCGGTCTCGGTCTCGGGCGGCACCAGGAAGCCGCCGTCCTGGCCGGCCAGGCCCGACATCGCCTTCTCTTCCAGGCGGCGGATGCGGTTCTCGTCGCCGCCGCGCACGTAGCTCTCGAAGGCCGAGCGGTGCTCGCTCGGCTCCGGCATGGCGCCGTCCGAGGCGCCGCCCACCGGCGGTCGCAGCCCCTTCAGGACGAGGCGCTCCAGGCGCCGCTCCTGCTCGTCCATCGCGCGGGACAGGCGGTCCGCCTTGTCCTGCGTCACCGTGTCGGCGCTCATGCGCCGTTCGATCTGCGCGAGGCGCTCGTCGTTCGCCTCGCGGAAGCCCTCGAAGGCGCGCATGAACTCGTCGAAGGCATCCGTCGTTTCGGCGCCGCGCGGCGCGTCCGCGGCCTTGGTCTCGGGCGACGTCATGGGCATCGTGTGCATCGGATCCATCCTTGTTGGCTTGAAGGTGAAGGGTTCAGCGCAGGGCCAGGGGCGCCGCGGGTGGCAGCAGCAGGCGTCGCGCCGCCTCGACGAGGCGCACGGACAGGTCGCGGGCCGGCCGCGCGGCCGAGCGCGTCTGCGTGACGCGCGCGGCCTCCTGCATCGGGAAGGTGACGATCGAGATCTCCCAGAGGTCGAGCTCGACGAGGCTGCGCCGCGCGCGTCCGTCGCGCAGCGGCAGCGCCCGGCGCGTGTGGAAGCCGATCGACAGGCCGTCGATCGCGCCGGCCCGCACGAGCTCGAAGGCCTCGCGCCCGGCGCCCGACGCGAGCGCCAGGCGCCCTTCCGCGAAGAGCCCGACCGCGTCCTCGGTGAGGCGCGTCCAGATGCCGATCGGTCGCGCCGGGTCGTGCTGCCAGAGCATGCGCACGCCCGCCGCGCCGCGCTGTGCCAGCGAGCGGCGGAAGGCGCCGCGCTCCACGCGGTCGCCGCCGCTGTCGGGTCGCTCGAACAGACTGGCGTAACCCCTGACGGTCCCGTCGGATTCCAGCCGGGCGGGGTTCACGAGCGGCCTCCCCGGCGGCGCTGCCGGAACAGGCCGTCCGCGAAGCGTCCGAGCGCCCCCAGCGCCCACCAGGCCGATAGGCTGGCCGCCGCCGAACCCATCACCGCCGTCTCGGTGGCGCCGAGCGCCTGCCCGAAGCCGAGATGGTCGGCCAGAAGAAGTCCCGCCGGCCCCCCGAACACCAGTCCGGTCGCGAGCCCGATCAGAAAGCGGGTCGCCGCCTCGCGTCGCCCTTCCGGCAGGAGATAGGCGATCGAGATCACCGAGCCGCCGATCGCCCCGGCGCACTTCGCGCCCAGGAGCACGAGCGGGGACGCGACGTCCCCGGCCACCGTCGTATCCATGGCTTGCCTCCATCAGTGAATGGGAAAGGTCAGCGCGCGGTCCGGCGCGGGCCGTAGCCCACCGCCTCGCGCTTCTCGTCCTCGGACAGGAACTCCGCCCCGCCGAGCCGCCGCCACAGGGCCTCTCGCTCCTGCGCCAGACCCTCGATCCGGTCGGCGTCGAAGCCGAGCCGCAAGGCCGGCTCGCCATAGAGCGCGGCCAGCCAGTCGCCGACCGCCGCGCACAGGCGCGCGACCAGCGGCAGCACCGTCAGCCGGAACAGCGCCCGGTTGGCCTCGGCGTAGTTCGCGTAGGTGGCGTCGCCGGGAATGCCGAGCAGCATCGGCGGAACACCGAAGGCGACCGCGATGTCGCGCGCCGCCCCGTTGCGCGCCTCCACGAAGTCCATGTCGCGGGGCGAGAGAGCCATGGTCTTCCAGTCGAGGCCGCCTTCCAGCAGCATCGGTCGCCCGGCCCGCGCCGCGCCGACATAGCCGCTTTCCAGCTCGCTCTTCAGTCGGTCGAACTGGTCGGGCGACAGGTTCGAGCCGTCGCCCGGCTGGTAGACCAGCGCCCCGCTCGGCCGGGCCGAGTTGTCGAGCAGCGCCTTGTTCCAGCGCGTCGCCGCGTTGTGCAGGTCGAGCGCGGTGCGCGCGGCCTCCAGCGGCGCAAAGCCGTCGGCCCCGTTCAGCGGATGAAAGAGGCGGATCGCCAGAATGCGCGGCGGCCGCCCGCCGTCGCCGTCGAGCGCCAAGCGGCGCACGCCCTCGCCGTGGCGAACCTCGACCATCGTCGGCCAGCCGTCCGCCCCGGCGATCGTGCGCACCGTATCGGGCCGCAGCGCGTGGAGAAGGCGCGGCACCCCGTCCAGCGCGACGGCCTCCAGATGCGCCGCGCCCGACAGGAGCAGATGCCCGCATAGTGCCTCCACCAGCGCCGCGCCGTCCTGCGCGCCGTTCGGGCGGCGCAGCAGCTGGAGCATCGGATGCTCGGCCACCTCCTGCGATCCGTCGTAAAGGATCAGCGGCACCGCGGCCGTGCTCTCGGCGACGAGCCGCACGCAGCGATAGGCCACCGGGTTGCGCATGAAGCCCTCGCGCGCCGCCGAGACGTAGCCCCGCTCGCTCCAGCTCGCCCCGTCCGACTGCCCGCCGGCGAAGACAAGCGCGCCCCCGTGGAACCCGCCCTCCTTGCGCTCGGGCGCACGCGCGCCGTCCGGCCCGCGCGCCCAGGCGCGCAGCCTCTCCACTGGTCCCACCATCGATGTCTCCTCAGATCGTCCTGACGCGCGGCTCGATCACCGGGCCGCCGAGCGCCGTCACCGCCCAGACCAGCGCGTCGAGCCGGTCCGGCGAACGGCCGTTCGACAGGCCGTCCGGGCCGAAGTCGGCCATCTCGTCCTCGAGTTCGGGAAAGCCGCCGACATGGCGCACCAGCCCCTGCTCGTAGAGCGCGGCCACCGGCTCGGCGCGCAGCCACTTGCCGCGCGTCGCCCGCACGCCCGACACCGGCACGCCCGGCGCCACCGCCCGGATCACCGCCTCCACCATGTCGCCGCCCTGGTTCACCTCGGCGACGATCCGGTCGGCCTCCAGCTCGCGGAACAGCGCCACCGCCCGCTCCGCCCATTGCGGCGGCGAGAGGCCGCGCCGCGACCGGTCGGCGAGAACGTAGACGATCCCGTCCGCCGCGCGGCCCGCCGCGACGATCCCGCAAGCATCGGAGCGACGGGTCGCCGAGGCCGGCGGGTCGACGGCCACCACGATGCGCCGCAGCTCGGGCGCGGCGCGCAGCCGTCCGGCGTCGATCCGCTCGCGCCGGAACAGCGCGTCCTCGCGCCCTTCCACCATCTCGCCGTCGAGTTCCTGTCGCCCGAGGCGCGAGCCGCCGTAGCGCCGCTCCATCGCCGCAAGGAAGCCCGCCGCCAAATTCTCCCGGTTGTCGCCGGTCGGCATGCGCGTCACCGCCGTGCCGTCCTCGCCCAGCAGCCGCTTCACCAGCGGCACCGGGCGCGGCGTCGTGGTGAGAACCATGCGCGGATCCTCGCCGAGGCGAAGCGCCAGCTGCAGGTTGTCGAACGTCGCCTCGTCATGCGTCCACTTGGCGAGCTCGTCGCCCCAGGCCGCATCGAACTGGTAGCCGCGTAGGCTGTCGGGGTCCTCCGAGGAGAAGATCTGCGCGATCGCGCCGTTCGCGAACACGAGCCGACGACGCGTCGCCTCGAAGACCGGGCGCTCGCCGTAGTCCAGCGAGCGCAACCCGCTCTCGCCCTCCACCATCACCTCGCGCGCGTCGCCGAGCGTCTCGGCCACCAGCGCGATCCGTCCGTGCGGCCGGCTGGCGAAGGGCCTCTCGCCCAGCGCCTGCGCCCGGATCCACTCGGCTCCGGCTCGCGTCTTGCCGGAGCCGCGCCCGCCCATCAGCAGCCACTGGCGCCAGGGTCCGGGCGGCGGGCGCTGCGAGCGGCGCGCGATCGCGCTCCAGGGCGGCATCGCCTCGCGCAGAACGCGGGGCGGCAGCCCGGCGAGACGGCGTTCGAGGTCGCGCCAGAAGGCATCATCCGCCGGCCCCTCGTGCGCCGCGCTCACGCCAGCGCTTCCCCGCCCGCCTCGCGCCGGTGCAGGGCGCGCAGACGGCGCATCAGCTCCTTGCGCAGGCGTTCCCCCTCGCCGGCCGCGCCCTCCGTCGCAGGCTCGCGTTCCAGGCGCGACAGGTCGAGCAGCTTCTCCAAAGTGCGCGCAAGAAGCGAGATCGCCTCGACGCGCGCCTTGCCGCCGGCTCCCTCGCTGGCGTCGCCTTCGAGAAGCTCGATCTCCTGCGTTAGGGCCCGCAGCAGGCGCTCCGAAAGGCGCGGCGGCGGCACGCGCGTCGTCTTCGTCTCGCCCAT